ATCGAGGCAGCGGCGCTCGTTGACGACTCTCCGGTGCTTGTCATTGCGCCGCTTCGGGTTGCGCAGAGTACGTGGCCCGACGAAGTCAGGAAATGGAAGCTTGACTTACCTTGCACGCCTGTTGTTGGTACACAAGAGCAAAGGGCACTTGCGTTACGCACTGATTCGCATATCTTTACCACGAACTACGAAAACGTACCGTGGCTAGTGGAGTGGTTCAAGTACAACCCTCGACCGTGGCCGTTCAAGACGATAGTCGCGGATGAGGTCACGAAACTGAAAGGCTTCCGCACCCGCCAGGGTACGAAACGCGCCAAGGCGCTTGCGGAAGTCGCACACAAAAAGGTGGATCGATGGATCGGATTGACTGGTACGCCCGCTCCCAATGGATTGAGAGATCTATGGGGGCCGATGTGGTTCGTAGATGGGGGCCAGAGACTTGGAAAGTCGTTCACGGCTTTTTCGGAACGGTGGTTTCGGAAGAGTTTCGATGGCTTTGGAATGGAACCCTTGGCCCATGCACAAACAGAGATTCAGACGGTCATCTCCGACGTGTGCTTATCACTGGATGCGAAGGACTACTTCAATCTCTCAGAACCGATCCGCAACCGGATAGTCGTAGATCTGCCTTACAAGGCGCGGCGCCAGTACCGGGACATGGAGAAGAAAATGTTCCTGGAACTGGAGGGGCATCTCGGGCCGACGGAAATCGAAGCGCTGAACGCAGCCAGCAAGACGCAGAAATGCCTCCAGATCGCAAATGGCGCGATCTATACCGATGAATCGAAGAACTGGCAGGAGATCCACGATACAAAACTGCAAGCCCTTGAAGACGTTATCGAGGAGGCAAACGGTATGCCAGTTCTTGTTGCTTATCATTTTAAGCACGATCTTGCTCGTCTTGTTTCCGCTTTTCCTCGCGGGCGCGTGCTTGACAGCAATCCCCAGACTCTGCGCGACTGGAATGCGGGGAAAATTCCTGTTCTTTTCGCTCATCCTGCTAGCGCTGGTCACGGGCTATCTTTGCAGGACGGGGGCAACATAATCTGTTTCTTCTCCGTGAACTGGAATCTGGAAGAGCATGCGCAGATTATTGAACGGATAGGACCGGTACGGCAGGCGCAATCGGGATATGACAGACCTGTATTTATTCACTACATTCTGGCCGGCGATACGGTCGATTTTGATGTACTTGAACGCCTGGAGAGCAAGGCGAGCGTTCAGGAAATCTTGATGAAGGCTATGCAAAGGAGAAAATAGATGGATAACGAATCATTCGAGTGTTTCAAGGAACTGGAGGCGCGAATCCGGTTTCTGGAACGCGCTCACCTGGAGAACAGCCGGCGCATTCACGGCGTGGAAAAGCATTTCTTCACCCACGTAAAAGAGGCGGCTGTCCGTGCTGAGGCAACTCCCGAAAACCTCTACGCACCCCTGCGCAGCGATACCCGCGCCGTGGTCGATCTGGCGGCGTTCGTGCGCCGGCTGGTCGATATGCAGGATCTTGGTCACGCGGTCACGGAAGAGGTACGCCAGCTTGCGCTTCGCGCTTTGGGATTGAAATGAAACCCCATATCCGTAAAGACAAGTACCGCGGCTGGTCTTTTGTGTACGAGGATCTTACGTACTGGTTCCCCTCTTTCGTATTACTTTGTAGCGCGCTCAAATACCATTACAGGCATTACAAATGAGGCTTTACTCGACACTCGACATCGCGAAGTCGGTACGCTGCGCACTACAGGACTTCACGCACGTGGTCCTGAACCGTGGCTATACAACAATCAAGCCTGTGTATTTTGATACCGGTCTGGTTGCCGACTTGCCTGTTTTCCAGTTCGCCAGCTGGATTCCACCTACTTTACAACAGCTGTATAAGTGGCATGCGAAAGGCGGTCTGCTGATCGTACAGGACACGCATTACGCCACGAAGAATGACGTTACGGTGATGGTGGAGTGCCCGTACTCAATGGACCGTATCAACACGTGCAATGATCTGAACGAGGTGTACGGAGTTATCCCGATGCCTGTCTCATGGACCACGCATGAGGAATGCATCGACGCCCGGTTCCCGACCACGGATGTAGCACACCTGATCTGGGATAAGGCGCGCGGCCAGACGTTCACGGTCTCTGAGCTATCCGCAGAAACAGGAATCCCGTTCACGCAATTGCAGTACATGAAAAACTGTCTGGCACCTTCCCGCGTCTGGTTTATTGAAAAGCGCATGCGGCCAGAGGAAAAGCATTTCCAGCAGGCGTGGGAATGGGTGGAAGCAGGCAAGATCAGCGCCCATTCCGTCTACCACTCCGGAATGAAGCGCCATATCGAGGAGATGGGGAAACTCGGATACCTTGGCATCAAAAAATACCACGAATACAAGATCGAGGAACCCGACTGGCGAATCATCCAGAAAAAGCGCGATGAAGCACTTATTGATCTTGCGGCAGTTCGTACACTTGTTGAGTCACTTCCCGCTCATCCCGTAGAGTGATGACCGTTTGTCGTATCTCTTTTATTCTAGGAGCATTCGCATGATAAAGGCTATTGAGTTCTGCAAGGACACTCTCCGTCTCACTATTGACACCTGCCCGCCCACCAGTGCCGCGAAGGGCCAGTGCGGCATCAAGTTTCACCTTGGCGAGGGCGGCAGAATCACCGAATTCCATCGTGGCAAGTTTGTGGACTTCGTTCAGGCCGTCGATAGCGTAGCTGCGGTTGAGGTCGGCAATTTTTTGCTCGAACTGCTCCGTACTGATTCGACTATAACGTGCGTCGACCTTTACCTGTTCCACAGTGGCGGCGAAAGCCTGTAACTCCGCACTTCTACGGATGTACTGGTCCAGTTCCCGGACCGTACAGTCGAGATAGCAGGCAGCCGTGAACAGATCGCCCTTGGCTTCCACCAGTTTCGACTTGATGGAAGCCTCATTGATGCCGCCGGCCTTGCGGGAACGTGATGTCATTTCTTCCTCGGAGTGGATCGCGTTTTCTGGTTTTTCGCAACCTTTTCGACGTTCGGGACTTTCTTGCCGTGCTGCGCGCTTACGAATTCCTTGCCAACCTTCTTGGGAATGCCCAGATTGGACTTCCCGGAAGCGGCGGCATGCATCGCGGCATTTTGAGCTTTACTCTTAATTGGCATGTGAGACTCCTAATATGAAAGACCAATCCCGTACCCCAATCTCTGAAGATCTGGCAACTGCTTCTTCAGGCGTCCCGCACCAATGTCGGTTCTGTAAAATGGACTATTGGGTATCTTCACCTTTTTTATGGCACTGTATACGCTGCGGCGCGCTCCAGTTATCGTCTCGCCTAGTCCAGTCGCAACCAGAACATAATCCCCTGCTGTGACGGGCCCCGGAAGGTCCAGCACCTTCCCGTTGATCTCGCGAGGCGCGTCGCCAAGCATGACTTCGGACCAGTGCAGGTGTTCCATGTCTTCCGCGCCGTAGATCGGAATCCCGCATAACTCTTTGTTCGTGATCTTCGAATACGGGAAGTCGGGCAGTGCCATGAGAACGGAGATGCAGACCGTGTCGAGCCTGATCTTGAGGGTATCCCGTCCGTTCAGTTTGTCAAGCATCCATTGCGCCTGATCGCCTTCAATAAGTGCAGTCAGGTTGTGGCGGATAGGCCAGCCGTCGCGCATTGTCCACTCAAGAGGATAGGGAGTTCCATCGTGCGTTATCATGCAATTAACATCAACATAGCCGACGTACCCCACGCGATGGAGATGGTCAGTAGCAGGCTTGAGAACCTGATCGGCCAGCTTGGACTTGCGGACCACGCGCACAGTAGTGCCCATTTCGCCCGTATTAACGCCCAGGTCGCCATTCATCAGCTTTTTGTTCTCCCAGTTCTCCACCCAATACTTGGACCAGCCGTCCGGGCCGAACCACCCGCCTACGGCCATCTCCATCCCGTCAACCTTTTCCTGCAGAATAAATCCGTCTTCTTTGGCTGCTTTAACGTATTTCGGGACTGTTTTCCAGCGCTGCAGCATATAGATCAGATCAGCCGCAGAGTTCGCAACGTAGGACATTGCCCGCTCGCCATCACCGGATGGCTTGGAGACAAAAGCTTTACCCTGTTTTTTTACATAAGCAATGGCTGAATCGTAATCGTGGAAGGTCTTTCCGGGAATGACCGGCATGCCGCATTCTTCCATCACTTTCTGCCCGACTTCGCGGTCCAGTTCCCATTCGACGGCATCAAGGTTGCATCCGAAGATCGGATACCCGATCCGCCGATAGGGTTCCAGCATGTCGAGATACGAGACATTGTCCGGGGTGTAGATGAGATCCGCCCACCCGATCCATTTTTTCCGGAGATCGTCAAAGTTCCGGATCTTGTGGATGATCCCCTCGCCGGCGTGCCGGTCGTCCCCATTAGGCCGGGGTTTGTCGTACCACTTCACGTCATGCCCCTGGCGCGTCCAGCGCATGCACAGATCGAGCGCGTTACTTCCGACATCAATTACTAGTATTTTCATATAGCACCTGCTATAGTTAGTCGTAACTTCCTGAGAGGCTAACCGTGAAAGAACTACTTAAAATCGCTCTTATTACGGGCGGTATTTATCTTCTGTCCAGTGGAATCCATGAATTCTTCTTCGTGTTTCTTGGCATGTCGCCCGCCACTTTCGTCATGTTCGTGCTAGGGCTTTGCCTGCTGGCAAAGCCTAGCGGCAATTCCCATTAAGGCGAAGGCGGGCGTTGCAATACCCCTTCCGAGATAGCGGGGCCTAACGCGCGATTGTACAGACGCCCCGCGCCTACGGTCCCCAGGATGGCCGGAAGAGCTATGGTCGGCGCTGCTGCTGCCCCGGCTGCTGTGCCTGCCGCGCCGAGTCCCGCCAGGGCTTTCTGTACCAGTTGCATTTCTGGCGTACCACTGGACGTTGGCGCCTTGAGGAAGCGCTGGCTGATATCCGCGAGGTCTCCGAGTTCACCCGCAGCGCCACGGGCCATCGCAGAACGGCCAGCAGGCGTGCGGTTGATAGAGCCTAACAATAATTGCGGATTGATTTCACCCTGCGACTTTGCTACCAGCGGTTCAAGCGTCATGAGAATGGCGTATTGCTTGCGGGCCTTGTCATAACGTGCAGCGTCCTCCGCCGTCATATTTTTACGGAATGCCTGCTGCAAATCATCCTGCAAACCGCGAAGCGACCGTTTCAGATCGGCTTTATCCGTACCCCTGATCTGGTCCGCAAGTTCGGTATTCAGTTTGCGGAATTCAGTACCCCTCAAAGTCCGCGTTCCCCCTGTTCTGCCCCCGCCCGGAAGGGTACGCGTTCCCACCGCGAGCTTTTCCAGATCGTCCGCATAGTCATTTATTACCTTTGCGACTTCAGGCAACTGACGCGCGCCATTGGATCTGAGCTGGGAAATAAAAGCAGGAGTTACAGGAATATCATATTTCTGGGTCACTTCGCCAATAGTTCCACCCGCACGGTCTACGGCAGGAGCAAAAGTCGATTTGGTAATGGCAGGGCCTTCCACGCCACCCAGATCCGCCAGACGTTGCTGGACGATCGAAAAATTCCGGTCTTCCTGTCCGCCTGCGAAAGGAATGTCACCGACCAGCGTCCCTGCACGTTTCACGTACTTACCGGGTCCACGTTCTGAACCGTAAATCTGATGCGGTTGCAAACGCATCCCCATCGTGTGTGCGATCTGCCCAAGTCTTCGGGTTTCGGCGTCCACTTCAGGCAAAGCGCCTGCCACACCGCGCGCAGCCGCCTGCCCCGCACGCTGCACGCCCTGCTGCGCTGCTACCCCACCCGCTTCCAGACCGCGAGCCGCCGTTCGGGGTACTTCAGGAAGACGGGCGAGCATTGGCCCTTCCACGGGTAGCCCCTGAAGCGCGCGGAGGCCTTCCGACTTGCCAAGGGCTTCGGTAATGTTCTGTCCGGTTTGCGTACGGGGCTGGTAAGTGAGCTTTTCAGCCAGTTCCGTGCCGGCCTTCTCGCCCTGCTGAATCCCGGCTTGCGTACCGTATTTGCCACCCGTAAGCGTCTTGCCTATGCCATAGAGCTGGCCAGCCGTAGTCCCCGCTGCACCCGTGGCAGCAGACAGACCCGCTTCCCCGATACCGAGGATGCGATTGATAATGCTATCTGCATTCTTCGGACCCGGCTGGTTACCGGGCGATGTTTCCGGCGGCAAGCGGTCGAGCGGGGATGCCGGCGTAGCTTTCGCCGTTCCCGCTCCCAATTGCTGTTGCAGGATGCCGAACGCCTGTTCCTTCGTCGCGCCTTCCGGGCCCGTCACGTCATACTTCTTGCCTTCCGGACTGGTGAAAGTGAAAGTTGGCATATCAATGCTCCGTTACCGACCAGCCTTGCGGAATGGCGGGCGCCTTAGCTGCGGACTCGACAGATTTACCGGCATTGCGAACCCGGTTAGAGAACTGCTTAGACACTTTCTCCGCCGCCTCATGCTCAGTACGCAGACCGAGTTTCATCCGGTTCACCGCCGCTTCCAGCTGGGGCAACGTCTGCGCATCATTGATACGTGCTATCGTCTCCGCACGCGCTGAATCTGTAGCCGCGCCGCCGCCCGCCATGGCCTTATTGAACTGGCCTTCCAGATCGCCAAGTGCATTTTTCAGGTCCACTACCGCCGGGTCACCGCCATAGTTCGCCATGACGTAATTCAATTTTTGGTTCACGAACGGTGAACCCGTGCGGTAAGTCTTCTTTGCAGCGTCAAGTACCTGATCGGCCAAGCCATTAGGCGCGGTGATCGCTTCCAGCGAGGTAGCAATGTTCGCCTCGCGCTGGACAGCGGTCTGCGCGCCCTTGCTCGCTGCTGCGTAGTCGATCGCACTGGCCGCGAGATCGCCACCTCCTCCAGGGGAAATCTTCGCTACATCATTCATTACCGTGCGGCGCGCGGAAGCGGTTTGACCCCTCAACACCAACTTCTCCCCTGCGACCCATGCTTCCGACAACTTACGGACAGCATCCGCCGTCAGCCCGCCACCCGCAACGGGAAGAGGCAGACCGTCCGCGCCAAGCTTCTCAGGAGCGGCCGGCGCCGCACCCGGAGCGCCTGAAGGAAGCGGGGGCGCGCCACCACCTGCACCCGGCGTACCCGGGGGAAGATCTACGCCAGCGGCTTCCGCACGGATGACGTTACCCTCACGACGTGCTCCGAGATTACCCGCCCCCGTAGCTTCTGTCGCCCGGTTGTGGCGCGCCGTTTCTTCCGCCCTTGTTTCCGCACGCTCGCCCTGCCCTTCACGGTATATGCGGAGATCTTCCAGGCGCTGCAACTGGATTTCATGGTTAAACTGCAATTCGGCTTTCCGCAATTGCAATTGCGAATCGTAATCAAGAAGCGGGGTTGCCTCTTTCAGGTACGTGAATAGCTCCATGCCCGACAAGCCCTGATCCTTTCCCAGCTTGGCAAGACGTTCAAGCGACAGCCCGCCTTCCTGGGGTTGAGCGGGTGTTGCCGCAGCCTGTGCCGGCGGCGCAGGGATCGCGCCTTGCGGAGCGGCCTGCGCCTGTGGCGGAGTGGTGGGCATAGGCCGGAAAGGTGGCAACGGGTTTTGTGGACCCTGCCCTGCTACTGCCGGTACGCCGCCAGCGGGAAGAGGGGGGCGCACGCCACCCCCAGCCTGTTGCATCGGCTGCGAGGGTTGACCGGGTGCCGGCGGCTGTGGCGCCGGACCTTGCGGAGGAGGCGTCTGCACCTGCGCCACCTGGCCGCCCGGATAGAGTTGCCCGAAAGTGTTGCCTAACGACGCCTGCGCAGCCATCTGGCGTTGACGATCCTGCTGCGCCTGCTGGAAAGTAAGCAGGTCCTGCTGCGCCTTCTGTTGACGCAACGTATTCAGAGTTTGCGCATCGTGGATATTTTGCAGCGTATTCGCGTAATCGACCCATGTAGCCATGATTGCCCCTCAAATCTACATAGTAAAGCCGTAGGTATTCCCGCCGCCGCTGTAGTACGGCGAAGCGCTGACATCTCCGAACCCTAATGCGCTTTGTCCGCCATATCCTCCGCCACTGCTGCCCCCGCCGAACAAACCACCGAGTCCGGCTTGCACTTGCGGATTGTTCCCGAGTCGGGAAATCCCCTGGTAGGCCGCGCCGCCAAGCGCGTTAGCCTGATCGTAGGCGTTCTGATAGGGGACAGCCTGCGCGCCAATACCAGCATTCATATACGGAATCGCCTGATTCTGAAAACTTTGCGCCGGACCGTAGACGTTGCTTTGCAAATACTGGCCGTATTGCCCACCGATAGCCGCAGGCTGCCCGCCGAGGAATTGCGCCGTCTGGTAAGGCAACTGCCCGCCCTGCAACGTGTACTGTGGCGCCGCTGCGAGTTCACCAGCGCCAGCCTGATTGTACTGGCCGGCGATATTCGAGATCTGTCCCAGACCCTGAAGCCCTTGCAACTGGCGCTGGAGTTGCGCGTTTTGCCAGTCGATATTGAAATTGCCAAGTGCCTGATTCGCGACGCCCGCGCCGGCAGCACTGGACCCCAGCCCGTACATACTGTTCGTGGCCCCGGTCTGGTCCTGCAACTGTTGGACGCTGCGATTGTAGAGCGCGGATTGCGGATCGAGTGCGGTATTGAAAACCTGCTGGCCGTAACCCTGCAACTGCTGGCCGTAGCCAATGTTCTGGTTGCCGAGGTTCGTCAACTGCTGCCCAAGGTTGCCGTACTGCTGGCCGGCGAGGTTAGCGGCGTTCTGGTAAGGGCTTCCGTAAGTGTTGTAGGCAGCAAGCTGCGCAGCCAGCGACTGCTGGCCGTAGTCCTGCAACTGCGGTTGCGAAGCGCTGAACACGTTATAGTTCTGGTTTTGCAGGTTCTGCCATTGCTGGTCGGCACCTTGCAAACCGGAAGGGACATAGTACGAACCCGCGCCGCCACTGCCACCAGACGTGGAAGGCGCCATCGCGCTCGAAATGGCGGAACCCGCTACCGATGCCGCTAAACCTGCTGCTGCTCCCCAGGGCATGATCTACTCCTTATCAATGTCTGGGTCCGCAATCGCTTCAGAATGGATGCAGAGCCAGGTAATATCGGTTATCGCCTGAATCCTGTGCCGCTTTCCCGCCTTGATTTCCAGCATGGCGGGGCCTGTCAGAACCTGTAACTCACCTTCTACATCCACGCTAGCCACGCCTGAACCCAGATAGCTCAAATGGTCGTAGTCGTGGACGTGCTTCTCGACTTCCCGCCCTGCTTCGAGCGTCTGTTCCCGGCAGTACACGCCTCCGGCAGAGAAATGGTGTTTGATCATTTCTCGCACCGAAGGCAGATAATCAGCGTCATTCGGTCATCGACGCCGTCATTCACGACATCGTGCATCTTCGCATTGTCGAAGTACCAGACCGAACCGGGAGCCATCGCCACCTTTTCATCTTCCGCTGAATTGATACACTGCGGATTCGACTGTAATACAACGTACAGTTTCGTATTGTAATACGTGGCGTGCCAACCGCCATCAACATGGGGCTCGATCCTGCCACCGGGTGGAATCCGGGTAATCAGGATGCCGCCAATCCGTGTTGCCTTGACCCTGTGCGCAAGATCGAAGACCAGACTGTGGATCGAAGGCAGGGCATACCATTCCGGATAGTTCTTCGACTCATGCTCGTCATTGAACGTGGACCAGTCGCCCGATTCCCGGTACGGCTTCTCATCGTTATACCGAAGCCAGATATCGTCCATCGCGCGATGCACTTCCAGCGCCTTGCGTTCGCCGTGCCGGTTCCAGAGTTTGGGCTGGCGCGCAATCTCCAGAAGAATGGCCGAAGTGTCGATACCTGCTGCGATCTGTACGAAGTTTCTCACGATACCCCTTTTATGCGTTCTGCTACATGGAGACCGCCCAAGCCTAGCATACCGAGCGTAAGCGTTCCCAGTTCCGACATATCCATGTAAGGAATGTGGACGGGGTGCCCCATGAATGCACCCGCGGTATTTACGCCCCACGTCAAAACATAGTTGACGAAATACCCGCAAACACAGACCCATCCGAGACCGCCTCGCCAGTGCTGGAGAGGGTCGCTCGATTGCGCTTCCGCCTTGTTGATGTCAGTTTGTGCCGTGATCATCGAGAGGACAGCAGACAACTGCGCCTGTTCCTGCGCCGACTTGTCGGGCCAGATCTTGGAAACTACGGTCTGCGCAAGGTCAAGCCCTGCTGTGATCGGATCAAGTGCCATCGTCCACCCCTAGAGAAACCCGTGCCATTTTCCACAGGTTGTTACGATCGTCCGCACCGTTCAGCCCGCCATTGATGCGCAACGTAATCGAGCCGAAGTCCATCAGGTCCGCGAGCGCATTACACCCGTGCGTATTCCAGAACCATGCGGCGGACTGCGCGGCGTTGCCCGGTTGTTCAAGCAATTCCGGATGGTCAACCAGAGGCAGTACCAGCGCGTTACCACAGCGCTGGTAGTTGATCCGGCCCGTGACCTGAATCAGACCGCGACCACGATACCGGAACCCGTCGCCCTTCTCCGTGTTACCAAGATCCGCGCGCCCCTCATACCGCTCCTGCGCCGGCGTCGGCCCCCACAGTTCACGGACGTAGACGAGACGCCCGGACTCGTGGCCTACCTGCGCAATAAATGCCGCCTGGCGTTTTGGCGAATCAATCGCATATAACGCCATCGCTGCACTGAGCGGATCAGCCCATACTGTCGCACGCTGGAGAGGAATCCCAAGGCAAGCCGCCAGTTCTTCAGGGATCACAGCTTGCCAACCAGCGTCAGGAGCTCAGTCACCTTCGTGGCCGTGTCCTTCGAACCGTCGTCCACGATCGTCGTAAACTGGGTCGTGAGGGTCGTCATTTCCTGCGCGCGAGTCTGGATACCCATAAGGTTTTCCAGTTTCGTCGGGATGCTGTCCGCGCTGGCGATGACAGCGTTAAAGTCGGCTTCGATCTGCGTCCAGAAACTCATTTCATTCTCCAAAGAATTTGCGCAATCCACCGGATGCGCCATAAGCAGCGATAAACAGCATAAGATAAAAGCATGCCCGCCATACCAATCCTATAACCCCGCGTCCGATGTTTAGCTGGAAACGCTGTGCTGCCCGCTTCTCCAGTTCATCTACGATAGCTTTCACGTCGCTTTCGGTAAACGTTCGTTGTTCCATTCCGGTTCCCCGATCTTCTTCGCCGCCTGACGCTGGCCTAGCGCAACGGCATTGTTAAGGGCATCCTGCCTTTGCACCACTTCATTGCGCATGGACTCTACGGCGGCTTGTGCGCCGCGCGTCGAGCGTGCGTTTTCCACCAGCAACATCGGTAACCACTTGATTGAGCAGTCGAACTGATCGAGCCGTGCCCCTGTCTGGGGGTGTGTTCCGCTGACGTGGGTCCAGAACGCACACCCGGATTCCAGGCACGTTTTCTTGATAAGCGGGCAGACGACTTTCACGCCTTCACCCCCACAATACCTTGTGCATAGTTCACGTTGAAGGTCTTCGTATGGCTGTGCGCATTACCCGAACCATTGTTCTGTATGCTGATCCCCGTTGCGCTCGAATTGATCGAAACCGCGACGGCGTTCGTCAGCGTTTCCTGATTGATGGAATTCGCGCCGCCGGGGAGATTCACCGATGCGCCACCTGTAGGCGTGGCCGTCCAGAAATTATTACCGGAAGCGGTTCCGTGCTGGTGGCCGGGGCTGGTATGGTTATGCTGCGGATCGCTTACGTTATGCGCATGCGCCGCCAGTTCGGCTATCGTCAGCGAGTGACCGTCTGATACCCAAGGGAGGCTAAACAGACCGCTGTACTGATTCCCCGTAGCTACAATAGCTCCACTCGCCGCTGTCAATTGTAGGGTATGGTCGGTAATCGTTGCATCCGCCGTCCACCCGAGGGGCGCCGCCGACTGCTGGAATACAACCCGCGTTCCGGTAGGTGCAGTAAGCGTACCGGCAGGGTTGCCGTTCGCGTTAACCTGATTGACAATGTAGTTAAGATCCGCCATTACCGGATTGGCATCCACCACTTGCCCGTTCTGGATGATGTTTGGCAGTGTTCCGATAATCGGCATTTAGCGCCCCATGTTCGTGTAGCCGGTATCCGCATACCGGGCAAAGAAAGATCCAATCGACAGACTGTTAGACGACGTGGCCGTGATATCTATCGCCATTTTCTGGAAGACCAGCGGAATCGTCCACGGCACGGTGTACACGTGCGGAATGTTGCTCGTGGACGCCCACGGTGCACCGCCGCCCCACAGACCGCCGCCGCCCCACGTAATCCCCGCCGCCGGTGTCAGAACAAAAGTGGAATTAATCGTATTGTTCTGATCATCCAGAGCAGTGATATTGTAGTTGACTGACGCACCAGAGGAAGCGAATTCCTGTGTCGATTCAATAACCTGCACTTCGGCCATGTGGCCCGTCTTCGGAAACGAGGAAGACCGGAGATGACTTGTCAACTGGACTCCGTTATCCGTGTACACACTACCGATAGCCGGAATACTCTGGCTGAGGAATAGCGCGGCGCCGTGATCCGCTCCGGACAGGATGAAGTTATTCCCGAACTGCGAAATGGCGTCGTAAGTGAAGGTGTGAGGGCCGTTCCAGCGCTTGCGCCGGATGTCGTACCAGTAATCGTTCGTCTGCGTTACGCCAGCAATGATCGTCGGTACACAGACCCGGAAAATGTTTCCGGAGAACGAGGCGGAAATCCGGCTCGCCTGCGTCGTGTTCTGGAAAGGCACCTGCACATCTGCCACGCCGTCATTACCGGGCGTCTTGCTCAACGGGCTTAGCACGCCGAGGAAGTTAAGCACGTACGGTGCATCTACGCCGATGAAAAAGATACCGAACGGCCCTTGCACCACACTGCGAGGCGCAATGCAGCCCGTGGTCAGCGTTACGTAGTTCAGTGCGAGGTTGTTCGTCGCCGGGTCGCCCGTGATCTGCCAGATACTCGACCCTTTGAACACGACAAGCGCGCCCGTCACGCCGGACGAGGTCGTCTGGACGGGCAGGCCGGATTGAGCCGTGATCGGCGTCGTGTCGCCCAGCGTCACGGACTGCGAGGCGTTGGTGCGCGTCGTAGGAACAAGGACATCACTGAAATAGTCCACGTTTCCGACTGCG